AGGTGCAATTACTCTTGATGAGGCCGACCAAAAGAAATATGAGAGTTATGCTGAGGCTTACAAGAACAGCTCTGCTCTTAATCTGAACGATAAGCAAAAAGATCTATCTAATGGCTGGAAAGAAAGTGCCATCTTAAAAGAAGGTAATGACGCAATGCCCGGTGTGGACAAAACGTTTGATTACGATCTGTCTCCAATAGAAAAGTTGCAGGCCGAACTTGATAACACAACAGACAAACTAAGCTATTATCAGGAAAAGGCAAAGGACGGTATCAATCAGTTTTCAAATGAGATTGGTTCTCTCAAACTTAAAAAAGCTGACCTTACAAAGATGATTCGAGTCGAGAAATTTAAGCAGGATATAAAAGATGCACGCAGGGAAGCCGAAAGCGATATCGGGAGCATTGTAGATAATGTCGAGAATATAGGAGAAAGTTGGGAAGGCGTGAAGGATGTGTTTAAAAATTCCAACGAAAGTGTATTTAAAAAGACTCTTGCGATATTCCAGGCCCTCCTTCGGACAGTCAGATCGATTGAAGAGGTAAGTGATGCCATCTCTGACATCAAATTTGCAATTGGAAGGCTGACAGGTGCTGAGGCTGCAAAGAAAGCAGCAGGTAATGATGTAAAAAAGGGTGTTGACGCATTCTCCGGACTTCTTAGCGGAAAGAAAAAGGATAAGGACGAAACAAAGGATAAAACCACGACGGGGAAGGATAAAGTGTCCGGTGCTGCCAGTGCTGCAGCAAAAACAGGTATTTCCAAACTTGCTGACGTAGCTGCTTCGAAGTTGGCCGAAAAAACGGCGAAGAAGAATGCAAAGGCGATGGCAAAGGAAGCAGCAGCAGCCAGGGACGATGCAGATGCAACAGAAAAACTGGCAGCATCTAAGTTTTTCCTCGCTGAGGCTAGTAAGGGCTTTCCTGGAGCAGCTCTCGCTGCTGCTGCCACCACAATCATGATTGCGTCTGTCAAGGCTGCAAAACCTTTTGCACACGGTGGAATCGTACACGGCAAGCCTTTTGACGGTTCGATTGCGAGAGTTTCAGATGGCGAAATGATAGTTAACAGTTATCAACAACAAAAATTATGGAATGCGATCTCGTCCGGAAACCTGGGCGGAAATAACCAGGCAGGCGGGGAAGTGACCTTTACTATTAAGGGCCATGACCTGCAGGGCGTGCTCGATAATTATAACAGAAAGATGGGGAGGGCACGGTAATGTTGTATTATATTCCTTTTTCGGACAGGAAAGATAAAGCATATCTTATAAAGATCATTTCCCAGGGGAATGTGACGGATATCAGGTACCTTACACCATCAGGATCACCCTTTTCAACGGAAATGGGCAAAAGTAAAATTATCTATGATCCTGCGAGGTACTCAACGGCCGAAGTCGGAATTATACAGGATAATGCTAACGACTTTTTACAAGACCTGTACAGCCCGACTGCTACAGGCACCCCCGTTGAGTTGCATGAAAATCCGACCTATAATGATGATGGTACTGTCAAGACAGAGGGAGATGTGGTATGGACAGGGTTCGCTACGCCTGTAACCTATAATTCAGACTACAAGTCAGATCATGATAAGATAACCCTTCAGTGTGTTGATGGCCTGGCTGCCTTGCAGAACGTCAAGTATAAGGCTATCGGGGGCATACAGTCATCGCACACCTTTGCTGAGATATTTTTTCAGTTATTGAGCTTTTTGGGATGCTACGAAAGCATCTATGTATCGGCAGCTGCTCATATTGATTCTGATGAAGCTCCCCTGTTTTCAGAGTTAACTATTTCGGAGACTAACTTTTTCGACGAAAAGCAGGATAAAGATCAGCTGGATGATGATTTGGCATGGACCGGTCAGCAGGTACTTGAGGAGCTATGCAGGTTTATGGGTGTCACGGCAGTGGCCTTCGGGGATTCTGTCTATCTCCTCGATTTTGATGCCATAAAAAACGGATTTTCTGATTTTTGGAAATTCTCTGATGCACAGACATTCGAAAAAATCACTCTTCAGGAGGCAATGACCGAAAGCCAGGGAGATTATGCAGGAACAAATGCAACAATCTCACAGGATGAGGTGTTTAATAAGGTTGTTGTAAAAGCAAGTATCAAGAGTTTTGAAGATGTCATTCCTGTTATTTTCGACGACCTGGTCTTGAAAAACATTACTACTGATGTGGATAGGAGCATCGAGGGTCCGCAAGGGCAATTGATCAAGATCCTGCATCTTAGTCCTGCCATATCGGTTCCGTCATGGGTGCTGAAGGACATTGATGGTGGAAATATAGAGACCCTCATGGAATATGGCACGGCAGGTCATAATGACTGGGAAACTTATTTTGTGGCCGAAAAATTCTATACAAGCTCAAACTACAAGACCTATCTATACAAAAACTTCGGCACGGGAAGAATCGCCTGGGGTAAAGTGGACATCCCGGATAAATTCGGCTATGATGAGACAATGGCTTATTACGGGTGTATGCTGAAAAGGGAGATGTGCAGCCAAATTGATAAAGAGGTGGCAGCGGACAGAAATAATGATTCGGCAGAAGATTACATCAAGTGGTGTTCACGGGAAATCAGTACCCTGTCTTTCAATGATGACATTTTTTTTATGAATACGAGCAACGATCCGTATTGGCACGCCTGTGACGACAATCACGCATACGATAATGAATATAAGGACTATCCGGCGTTTCAGACAACTTTCAAAGGGTCAAATGCAAAACTTTTCGGTGGAAAGAATACATACCTGGTTATTTCCGGTGATTTTTATCTGGGCGAGAATGATGATGACCCGTTTTGCAAGGAGCGTTATGACTGGAACAAAAAAGGGAATCCTCATATACCGCATGATTGGATGTATGTATGGTGCAGGCTGCAATGGGGACAGCACTGGTGGAACGGCGATTCCTGGCAGGGTACGGAATGTGACTTCAAACTCTTTTTCGGTGAGGAAAAGGACAAAAAGGCGGGTGATGTCGCTTACCAGGCACAGGCTATCAGAAATACGGTAAAGTGGTGGTATGGCCTGGATCAGAGTGGTACAGCTATTAACCTGAGTGACCTCACGGCGGACGAAATACTATCATCTGACGTTCAGTTCACGATGTTCATGCCCATGCAGCAGTATTCTGATGATTATAACAAAGGCAATCATTACCTCCATTCACATTTTATTTGGCTTCGTGATTTTTCGATAAAAGCTGAAGTCGGTGATCCTTCCTATTCCGGAAAGAACTCTACGGATACGAAGTACACTGATGTCATAGACTCAAAGTTTGCGACAAAGTTGGATGACATCGAAATGAAGGTTAATACCTTTGATGATAAGAATGCGTCTTATTCCTCTGTAGCAGTCAATTCGAAAGGGAAATTGACATGGATTGACAAAACAGTAAATGAAGGCTGTCAGTCCGGAGAAAAAACATGGACTGGGTCAGACGGAGGAAACTCGTTGAGGCAGGAGGAGCACATGGTATACAGGATATTCCATCAATACTCGACCCCTGCTGTGAGGTTAAGTCAGACCCTTAACCAGTATCTAAAGCCCTGGACTCTGGTATATGAACCGATTTTGAATAGGTATATGATTGTTGATTCGCAGAGTGTTGACTTTGAAAATGTGTCGAATAAGGTCGAATTGAGGGAGCACAAATGATAATTTCAGCGTTATTATATGAGGATCATCAAATATAATTCGCCGAAAGAGAAGGACAGTGAAAACGGAAAAGAGATAGCTTCCGTTCCACAGTCTGTAGGTGCGCAAAGCATGAGAGTTACTAATGCTGATGAGGCTACACATGCTGAAAGTGCCGATCTTGCTATACAGGCCCAGAATCTCACGTCTGATTCAACGGACTGGCAGACTATTGCTAACAATCTGCAAAAAGCTATTGATGCCCTGAAAGACCTGTACCTCTCCAAGACCACAGATGATACCGCAGCAGGCAACATAAAGTTCCTAAAGGGGCTTGAATCTGATGCCCTTGCATATCTTAAAGACGGCGCCCAGTTCGGTGACTTCGTCTCCTCTATCTACACCGGCAAGGGCGGTGCCGTCGACGAAAACGGCAATGCGGAGTTCGAGAGTGTCAAGGTCCGTTCCTCCCTCGAGACGCTGGAGCTGATCGTCAACCGCCTGTCAGCAATAGAGGGTGACGTCCTCTTTACGGAGAGTGACACCATAGACAGCGTCGATGACCTCGGGGACGGCACCTACGGTCTTCACCTCAAGAGCAAATGGGACGGTTATTTCACCGCCCAGGCAGAGAACAACGTTCTCAAGGGTATCATCAACACCCTTGCCTCTGGCAGCGGGACCTATCATACCTCATGGATGAGGGTAAACAGTGTCAATACGGCAAACAACTATATCGAGGTCACCCTTTACGGCGATGCAGACACTCCGGCAGGAAAGAACTACGCCCCGCAGTCCCTGATGAAGATAGCCCGGTGGGGCAATCAGACGGACACCACCCGGCAGGGCTGCTTCTATCTCTCCAGCAGCGAGGGCAGGCTCGTACACCTCGTAGGGGTCACCAAGCCTATACTGGAGGATTCCAACTATGCGTCCTCGCAGGGTTCGACGCTCGAGTTCCTCAAGTCCCTCAACCTCCCGACCATAGACGGTCTGGACTATCTCTATGCCCGTGGACTCATCGTACAGGACATCATCCGTGTGGACGTCAAGGGTTCCCCGATAGCCACGTACGTCAATTACGCCTCGTGGGATTCCACAAAGACTTATTACTGCAAGGAGAAAAACCCCGACACTGGGGTCTACGAGATATCCTGTGTCTGGCAGGACGGATGCAAGTACGCCTGCGCAAAGACCGGAAGCGGTTCAAGGCCCGCATGGAACAACACGGACTGGGCCATGATCGAGGGGAACCCGGATTTCAGCGTGAGCTTCGAGGAGGCGGAGAACATCTTTGACCCCGACAATTTCAAAACCACGCTGACCCTCATAGCAAAGCTCTATAATCAGGACGTCACTGCGGACATCCTCGACAGTGATATAGCCTGGACACGCTACAGCGAGGACGAGGACGGCAACGAGCGGACGGAGTCCGACAACGCATGGGCGCTGAAACGGGCAGGGTCAGGGAAGCAGATATCCCTGACGGCGGATGACTGCGACTTCAACGGTTACATCCCTCCCGTACTGAAATTCATCTGCACGGTAACGCTGCGTGACGGTACGGGCACGTCGGTAGCCTCCGGAGAGGCTGTTTTTGGATATTAAAAGGATAAAAAAATGATCATAACAAAAGGACTTAACTTCAATTTCCACACGCTGCTGCTCAATAAGAGCATTACCGTGGTGGGCAGTGTCCCGGACACGCAGAGCTACGATGCCGACAGCGACACCTATACGCCCGACTATACGATCACTCCCCTGACTTTGCAGCCCCTCGTGTCCATCATCGACAAGGACGGGATACTGCAATCGGGGAACGTCAACGCAAAGCTGGCCAACATCAGGTGGTATCAGACGGTCGGGGGTACAAGAACCCAGATAACGACTGACAATACGGACTTTTCCATCACCCAGTCGGGGGACAACGCAGGGAGGATACAGGTCAAGAAGAACGTGACCCCCGCAAATCCGATGACACTGGAGTTCTATGCGGAGTACGTGGACAGCCGATGCGGACAGATATACGTGATCCGGATGACCTGGCTCGTGAGGTGCACGAATGCGACGGCATACGTTCCTGTCCTTTCCCTCGATTCCGCCGATCAGGTGCTCTACAATCCCCTGAGGGATTCTGACACGCAGGTCATTACGGCCTCATTGAGGAGGGGGGCGTCCGAATGCCCGTCGGCACTGAGGCTGTTCGTCTGGGAATCCCTCGACGGGGACGGAAACTGGAATACCGTCGGTGACGACACATACGACTATTGCATGATCGTGTCTTCGGATGGCACGCAGCTGACCGTAGACCGCACCCTGATGCCCGACGAGCTGCATATAAGATGCCGGGCAAAATATGATATCGGAGGGGACCCGTCGGGAGTCAGCCTGACGGGCTCTTCCCCCGTGGCCACGACGACGATAAAGCGGCGCGTGCCTTCATTCTGGTCGGAGATAAGCATTCCCTCCAATATCCCGGCAGGGACGAAGATAGTCTGCCCGGCCCTGACCATCAAGGATACGGCCGGAAAGATAGACAATCCCGAAAAGGAGCTGCTCGTCCTCTGGTATGTGGCCACGAACACCACCGGTACGCCATCCTATACACAGGTGGCAAACGGCATGTCCCCGGACATTCCGACCGACCTCGTGGACGCACAGGACGGAGGAATAATCGGCGTGGACGTACAGGACGAGGGAGCCGAAGGAGTAATGGCGGACGGGGACGGGACCCTTCTGGCAGATGAAAACGGAAATTTATTAATCATCAAATAAAAAAATTATGGTAAGGTACATCAAGGCTACGCCCAAGGTGGCGGAATATTTAGGGCTGACAGGAGTCAGGAACAAGGTAAAGGACGGCAATTATCTGCTTTGGCAAGCCGACATGACCAAATTCGGACCCCTTACTGACCTGGCTACGACTTTGGCAAAGATCGGTGCAGTATCGCTTACCCCCGCAGAGGCCAAGGCCGAACAGGACGGCAAACTCTCGACGGCTCTGCCCGTGGCTACGGACAGTCAGTTCCAGGAGACGTCAACGGATTCTTCTTCGGAGACCTCGACGGATTCGGCGGATTCGACAACAGAAACAACTAAGGAGGAATAGCTATGAGTATTGCAAGTACATCCTGTGCCATACATTTCTCGACAACATCGGGGACGTACACGACAATGATCATGTCTCCGTCCGGAGACCTGTATCAGGATTATATAGGTACGACAGGCAACGTAACCGGAGTCACGCCAGATTTCAGCAAGACACAACCGCTGCTGTATTTTATCTGCACTTCGAGCAGGTCCACGGAAGGCTTGGCCACACCGGACTCAATGAAATATTATTTCGGCGGCACGGAGATCACGTTCGGCTCCGATAACATATCAACCGGGACCTTTGCAGGCCTTTTCAAGCGGATATATCCGAGCACCGGCCAGCCTTACTACGGGTTGCAGATACTCGACAATATTGCCGCTGCCGCAGGGTACGCCTCAGTAGCGGTTAAGATGGTAGCTACCCTCTCGTACGGCACCACGTCCTCGCAGGAGATAGAACACTCCTATACCATTCCGATTGCACAGTATACGGGCACGAGCTACCGGGTGACTATTGCCGCAGGCGACAGCAAGAACTTCATTCTGACCTCCAAAGGTGACAGCTGCATCCTTAAGGCCCTCGCATACCAGAGCAGCGCACTCCTGTCGTCCAATCTGACATACCAGTGGCAGAAGATGGCAGACGGGGCATGGGCGGATATCTCCGGAGCCACCTTACAGACGCTGACCGTGTCGACTGACGATGTCAACGTATACGGAAATTACCGTGTCAAGGTGTCTCTGTCAGGAACGCTTATCGGAACGGATACGCAGGGAGTGATGGACGCAAGTGACCCGTACGACGTTCTGCCGAACCCTGACCCTGCCGACGAGACGATCAACGAAACGGGCACGGATAAGACGCAGGTCACCTATACGCCGAAGGTGGTCAAGAGAGGTACGACCACAACGGCCGTGGACACTAAATTCTATTTTACCGTCCTGGACGCCTCCGGGGTATGCCTCAATACGGATTATGGCACCGCACAGGCGACCTTCACGGTCACGAGGGCCATGTGCGCACAGGCAGGAGGTGACGTGACCCTGAATATCGAATCTGTAAAATGACGGATATGGGCGTAACAGCAACGGCAACGATACATTACAATCAGAAGGGCGAGAAGGGAGCTGTCCCCCGTGGGCCACAGGCATGGAGTGACTGTGCCGTGGGCTATCCGTTTCAGGCGGGTGGAAATGGTGATACCTACTTCGATACGATATTGTATAACGGCAATTATTATACCTGTTCTGTCAGTCATGCAAAAACGGCTGACAATTATCCGGGCAGCACGGAAGATATGAACGAAGGTTACTGGAAGCTTGGGGATAAGGTAGATTTGATAGCTACAAGATTATTTTTATCACAGAAGGCTATTATTAATAATCTTATAGCTGCTATCATTAAGACCGGGGAAATCGGCACGCCACACATAGAGATGGAAGGGCCATCCTTTAAGATATATAGTTATGGACAATATCCGATCATAGAGCTTTCTGTCAATGTTGACAAGAAGGGTGTGTTACGTTTTTTCGATGAAGATACGGGAGAGCCACTGTATGATCTCGGACCATCAGGTATTATGAATAATTTCGAGGAAATACAGGACTCGTGGACTTCCATGCAGCTTAAGGCTCTCGCTGCAGATTCAAAATTATCCGCAATACTCAACGTAACAAGTGATGTTTGCACGATGTATTACAGATTTACGGAGGGATATAAGGTAATCACGTCAAGCAATATGAAAAAATATCACATAAGCGGTACGGATTCTCCTTCCGATTATAATACAAAATACTTTGATTCGAAATCCGTGAATACTTCCACTGTCACTACAGGTACCCCAGCCGGAAATGCCATAGCGGATGGATGGTATGTACAGCCGAATAACGGGTTCTATCGTTCGAATGCTGTAGTTTGTTATGTGTACATATATTGCTTTTCCGGCGGAAAAATGGTGAATGGTATACGGGTTTATTTCACGTCTGATTTGATAGATGATCCTATGAATAAGAAAAGCGTAGGAACTGATGAGAACGGAAATGATCTATCATTATTGAAATACCCGTCGCTGTGGTCTTACTATATTGCTGAACATGGAAAAGAATAACAAATAAATTTTAATATTATGGCAACATCTAAAGTTAAGAAATTAGGAGAAAAAACAGAGGTAACGACAGTCTCTGACGGTCAGAAGATACCTCTCGTTGATGCGAATAGCATCGTAACGCTCATGACTCCTGCTAACCTCAAGAGCGCATTCCTCGGGAGCATGAATCTCAACATGATGGAGGACGGGGTGTTCATCATGTATCACAGGGCCTCTGACGGATTCCCGTTAATGGTAAAACCGCACAAGTGGCCGTCCATCCAGTCGGGCGGTGAGGTAGCGGACGGGGTGGTGATTGCCGAAGGCGGTCACGTACTTGTCGTGTCTCCCACAGAGGCGACACTTACATGGTCTTCGGCTGCAATAACCGGTGGCGGAACGAACACATCCGACCGTGTGACGGCCATTGCGGACTGGGCAGGCAAGGCAAATACGGCAGCACAGATAGCTGCATCGACTACCAGCGCCGTCACCAACACGGCAAGCTATGCTCCGGGGTGGTGCAACCTGTACAGTCGCACGAACTCCAAAGGCGTAGGGCTGACAGCGGGCAAATGGTGGCTGCCGTCTGTCGGAGAGATGATGATGATATACGCCAATATGCAGAAGGTCAACTATGCGCTGGGGCTGATAACGAATGCCACACAGCTGGTAGAGAACTGGTACTGGACATCCACAGAGAACGGCAGTTCCTACGCGTGGAATCTGGACCTCGTTGATGGCGGCCTCTACGGCTGGGGCGGTAAGGCTGCGGGCAGCAATAACGTTCGGGCAGTCTCAGCATTTATTAGTTAATTGTTAACAGTTTCTTCTTAGGTCGCACTTTAAGGTGCGACCGGATAAATAAAAAAATGGCAAACAAGCTCAAACTGGCATCGAAGACCAGAATATATGTTGACACGAGACGCCTCCTTGATGAGATGATTGATATTACTGTTAATTTTCCACGCGCCTATAAATATTCAATAGGAAGCAGGATGCACGATATATCGATCACTCTCCTTCTGTGTGCCGCAAAAGCATATATGGAAAAGGACCTCGGTGTCAGAATCCGGGCCCTGACTGATTTTCAGACCTCCTTCGAGGTCCTGAAGACCCTTGTCAGGATAGCTGGAGAGCGGAAATGGATATCTTTAGGGCGGCACGCACATATCGCTGAGCTGATGGAATCGATAGGCAGACAGAGTACAGCATGGAAGAATTCACTCATCAGCGTGGGCGAAAATTGCGGGAACCGGACAGGCCAAGGCTGACCGGGAGAGTCTCTTCCTGATAAATGGGCCACATACCGTCATTTACGGTTAAGGATAAGACAATGTGGCATATACGGCAGTTCCAACGCGTGGAATCTGAACCTCAATGATGGCAACCTCAACAACTGGAACGATAAGGCTACGAACAGCAATCACGTTCGGGCAGTCTCAGCACTTTTGGGAAAGGATAAAGGAAAGTGGTGTATCTTGATAAATTTCTGGAGGCGTATTTCGTCTGCCGCAAAGGAAAGCGGAGAACAGCGAGCGCAATTGAGTATGAGATGGACTATATCCCCAGACTCATAAACCTGGTGAACAGGATCAATGACAGGACTTATAATCCGGGTACATCCATCTGTTTCGTCGTAACGAGACCACGGTACAGGGAAGTGTTTGCCGCCGCTTTTGAGGACAGGATAGTCCACCATTACATAGCCATCAGGCTTGAGCCCCTGTTTGAGGGGATTTTCAATGACCGGACTTTCAACTGCCGGAAAGGAAAGGGGCAGCTCTGCGGAGTCGGCACATTGCAGGAGGACATTAAGGCGTGCAGCGGAAACTATACCCGTGACTGTTATGGAATGACCCTCGATATCAAGGGGTTCTTCATGAGCATCCGGAAAAGTATCCTCGCAGGGATGATAGATGATTTTATAGTCAAAAACTATAGCGGAGAGGACAAGGAAGACTTGAGATTTTTGTGCAAGACGGTGATCATGCATGAGCCGCAGAAAGACTGCATCAGAAAAAGCCCCATGGAGCTTTGGGAGCATATCCCGAAGGAAAAGTCCCTCTTCACCAACGGTGAGGGCAAAGGGATAGCGATCGGAAACCTGTTTGCGCAGCTCTTCGCAAACTTCCTCCTTAACGGGATTGACTGGCTCGTGGAGAAGTCCGGAATCAGGTACCACGGCAGATACGTGGACGATATGTATTGTGTTTCGGAGGATAAGGCGGCACTTTCGGCCCTTGTGCCTGTAATCAGGGAAGCCCTTGGAAAAATCGGGCTTCGGCTGAATCCGAAGAAGTTCTACCTGCAACATTACGCAAAAGGCATTCCGTTCACGGGTGCCATCGTAAAGCCCGGAAGGGTGTACGCGATGAACAGGACCATAGAGAGTTTCCGAAGGGCCGTCCTCGGGCTCAACGGGGCAGGAAGCCTGTATGAAATCGAAAAGAGCGTGAATCGTATAAACTCGTATCTGGGACTGCTCAGGCATTACGATGAATACGGGAACAGGAGGAAGATACTCGGACTGATAGACAGCAGGTTATTCGGCTACATCTACATAAAAGGACATTTCGACACTGTTGCGATAAGGGACAGATACAAAAAGAGAACACGGATATTAAAGATGATAGAAAATGGGGAATGCTGATATAATCCTTGAAACTGACGATCTGGATATGGACCTGATACATTATCTCGAGGAAAAGTATACGTTGGAAGTATGGAAAAAGAGCAACAAGATATATATGCAACTATTAAATGGATAAGGGATGGACAAAACACTAAGGAACACACTGATCATGATTCTTGCAACGGTGATAATCGCCTTCATCGGGGCGTGGATTCAGATCAATTCGCGAATCTCCATACTGGAAGTTCAGGTACAGAACGACCATCAGGCTTTTTCGGACCAGCAGGCAAAATCTGACAAATCCATGAAGGAGCTGATGGACAAAGTAAACGACATTCAGCTGAAAGTTACGCAGCTGAACGATCTCAAACAGAATAAGGAAGGATTTTAAAATGAAAATTACAAAATTGATTGGTGAGCTCCTCCGGACAAACTCCGGAATCTCCTCGAAGGCATTTTTCCTTGTAGCTGTGACGCTCATAGGGTGCCTTCTGCTGCTGGTGTGCGGCTTTGTCCTGACCTTCGAGGTGATCAAGACCGGGACGATCCACACGGATCTCCACGGGCTTGCCGCCTTTGTCGGAGCTATCGCAGGCCTGTTTGCAACCGCAGGAGCGACAAAGGCATTCGGCGAGAGAAATGAAAAGAACATCAATAATAAGGATGATGAGAAAGAAAAATAGAATATTACTGATAGCGGCAGCCGTAGTGCTGCTGCTATCAGGTTGCCGGACAACCCGGACGATTGAGAAACAGGTGCCGGTGCCCGTCTACAGGACACAGCATGATACGATCAATAAGATAGTCAATCATCACGATAGTGTCTTTGAGTTGGATTCAGTCTATTTCAAGGGTAACACTATCTACAAAATCAAGTACCGCAACAAGTACCTATTGCACAACGATACGATTTATAAGGCGAAGGCAGACACAATAGATAAGCCCGTATACCTTACAAATACGGTTACTAAGGAGCATAAGTATGTCCCGAAGGCTTACAAGGTTTCCATGTGGTTTATGATTATAGTGATCCTGTTGGCTGGAGGATATTTTGGGACAAAGATTTATAAGAAATATAAGGCTAAAAGAGTATGAAAAAGTTATTAATCATTTGTGCGGTGCTTATGTTGTTGTGTGGTTGTGCAGCCACACGAACAACGGATAGCACTGCTTTGTACAAAAAAGAGTTGTCTGAGAAGAAAATAAACAGATCCGAATATAATTATCTTCTCAACGGACAAAAAGAACTGCATAAAATGAATAAGGATAGATAATGACAGAAGAACAGCTTAGAAAGATTGCTCCTCATGTAAGCGAGGAGAACATAAAGATATACACCCCTTTACTGAATAAGTGGATGCCGTACTACTCAATCAACACGAAGTTGAGACAGGCAGCGTTCATAGCACAGATACTCCACGAGACTGGCAGTCTCCGCTGTACAGAAGAGATTGCATCCGGTGAAAAGTATGATACAGGCAGACTGGCAGTAAAGTTAGGAAATACACCTCAAAAGGATGGTGATGGAGAAAGATACAAGGGGTGTGGTTGCATCATGATAACCGGCCGGGCTAACTATGCTGCTGCATCGAAAGGGCTGGGAGTTGATTTCGTTAGCCACCCGGAACTACTCAAAGAGCCTTGTTATGCCGTGCAATCCGCTTGCTGGTGGTGGACTACCCACGGCCTCAATCGGTTGGCCGATAAAAAAGATTTTAAAGGAATCACGAAAAAAATCAATGGTGGGTACAACGGTTACCTCGACAGGGTGATGTACTACAGGAGAGCACTGACAACATTATCTTAAAAGAGGGGTATCCTGTAAATACCCCTAAAAGTAGTATTAGACCGCTTTTCTTTCATCGACCAGGAAAGAGAAATATTTCCCCTTCTTCGGATAAATCCGATGGCCGTTCCTAATGATATAGGTACAAAAGATGCGGACTTTCCCATTTTCTTCTTGCGAATTGTTCATACTACGCACCTCCTTTCTTTTTGCGCATCAACCTGTAATTGAATACGCTTCTTGCACTTAGATAAGCGCAACAAAAAGCCCACGGCTTACAGGACCATGGGCATTGTTTCTTTTTGTGGAAACACAAGAGTGAAGGATGTTTGTTCGTCGAAAGGAGTATGCTTTTTGAACAATTCGCACTGCGAAGGTATACAATTTAGTATATTGTTTAGTAATTTTTTAAGTTAAAAATTGACAAATGTATGCTATACGTATGCTATGTATATGTTATACGTATACATTTGTAAATATATCATACATCATTTTTAAAAATATTCGTATCTTTGTGACGCGTTTTTATAGTGTTAGATTAAAAAAGGGCGCAAAAATATAAGTTTTAAAATTCAAATGTTAGCTGATTAAACTAAAATGGTACCTCATTCGTGTCATTTGTTTTAATATAATCTGGCTTTTTAACATCAAAATGCCTATCAAGGATAGCAGAGTCTCCAATTTTCATCACTTCTGCATCAAGATAATGATTAATGATATGGTTTGTTATTAAGTCTATTACTATATTTTGCTTAAAAGGAAATAAATATTTGGAATAATTACTTTTTATCTCTCTTGATACAGCACAATGAATATCACTCTGAGAAATATAATATTCTATGGAACTATATGTTGTTGTTTTCTTGATACTAATATTTCGTTCCATCCATCCAGGATCATTCAGTTTACTGATAAGGTCATTTATCTTTAATTTTTGGCAGCATTTGAAGATCCAATAGAGTAGTATAATAATTAATAGGACGATAAATATAATGCCGATAATATTGTTATTTATACCCAGAACACCGTTTAAAGATGTCCTGACTGTCTTAAAACACATCGAAATCATAGCAATTAAGGAAAATATACTAACGCCCTTTCCTAAAGGTTTAACCGCAAAGTGTTTACGTATTTCTTCTTTGCTTTTATCATCGTCTTTCCTTCTTTTTGTAGAAAGTCTTTCTTTTAGTGATTGATTTTCATCTTCCAATATTTTGACTTTGCCTTCTAAAAAAGTTATATGTGTAGCCAACCTATCTTTTTCATCATAGACCGCTTTCACCTCAATGAGGGAATCAATTTCGTCCTTTTTCTTGGCGATGATAGCCATTGTATCTTTATTCTGATTTGCAGGAACAATATCAGTAATAGGGGGGGTGAGCCGTCTGATGTTCCTCTTTAAATTTATCATAGAGTTTCTTAACTTTATCAAATGTTTCACTGTTATGCTTAGCTTCAAGCTTACCTTCTGCGTGGTCAGGATGATACTTCCTAAGCGCATTTAATAGTGCAGACAAAATCTCCTCGTCAGTAGCATTCTCCGACAAGTTTAGCTGCTCTATAATATCTTTTCTATTCTCCGCCATATCTGTTTCTTGTTGTCTCTAATCTTCTGAAAATAAATTGATTATCAGTAACTTGACATTATTGATATTTTAAACCTATTAGTGTATACTGTCTGAACTGCGATAGGCAGACTTATAAAGCAAAGGACAAAAACAAATATCTTCATGTTTGTTTCAGTTATCAAATTACATGATGGATTCAACTAAATGTCTCCAAAGATAGCTGTTTATGTAATAGATTCCAACTTTTTTAACATTTTAATACTTAATCGTGTTAATTCAAAACTGATGTGTAGGCTAACTGAGGTGAAAGTGCTATATTTGTGACAGTTTTTATAGTATTAGATTAAAAAGGGTGGGAGTACGTGATGTATTTCCGCCCTTATTGTTAATTGTAGTTAAAAACCATGATGAACTACGAAAAAAGTAGCACAATTATTTTGGTAATTAAAACAAAAGTGCTACCTTTGTAGTAGTTAAAAGATAAAGAAACAATTATGAAAAAGGGGTTTACTATAGAAGGGGTTACAGTAGATTTCACGAAGTCTAACAGAGTTAGGGTCAATGATACCAATTATCTTTTAGATGAAGATGCACTTGGCGGGATGGGACTTGAGGATTACGAGAATGTAGAGA